GCATACAACAATGAATCTCGAAATTTTCGTATCAGCCGTGTAACGGTTACGGGTAACGGTTGCGGTACAGGTATTCATGTTCGACATGGGGAACGTTTTACAGTTACAAACTGTTTAGTGCGCGACCGCATATCTGGGTCAAGTCCAGATCCAACCAATGATTCTCAAAACGGTATCCAAATTAACAATTGCGCCAATTTCGTTTTGGCGGACTGCAATGTCTACAACTTAAAAACAAGACTGGCGAGTGTTGACACGAACAAATGGACGCGAGGATTTTTGTTTGTTGAAATCCGTGATTCAACTATTGTTGGCTGCAACTCCACAACAAATGACCAAGGCTTTGATTTTTCAGGAGGATATGTTTCAGCTACAAACTACATAGGAAATCGTCGTTTTGTTATTTCCGGTTGCACCGCGAATAACTGTGGAACATATGGTTTTAAGTTTGCAAACGTTACAAGGGATGCGCTTGTTAGTGGATGTATCGCCAGCAACACCGGGACAATTGGGTTCGTTTTTTCACCGAGTGCTGTAGCATTACCAGTAGGTCTTGAAAAATACAACACTCAAAATATTGATGTTGTAGGGTGCAAAGTTGTTAATGTATTGGGAACGGGTTGGTCTAGCGCAAATGCCCAAGGTTTCAGGGTAATGGCAGGTGGCACATACACTGATTATCCAAGAAGCATTCGGTTAAGCTCTTGCAGTGTTATTGATACTCAAGATACACCTACTACGCTAACAGGGTATGGCAGTGACTCTTTAACACCCCAGTACCCCACCACTGGATACAACGAATCCGTAGCCAATACAACACAAAACTGCACTGTCAGCTATAATATACCCACTCCATTTGATGCGGCGATAGGGCCGAACATTTGCGTTGTTACTGGAACGAGTACGCAGTCTTTAGCTACTGGAACATTTACTGCTGTTAACTGGGATTTAGACCTTTCAGACCCTACTCGATTGCACAATACGGCGAGTAACAGCAGCAACATTTATGTAAAAACTACTGGATGGTATCAGCTGAGCGCGCAAATAAATTTTTTAACAAACGCGGTCGGAATACGCCGAATAAGACTTACACAAAATGGTTCGACAATTGATCGTACAACAGCTACTAATGGGGCTACTTCGGGTGGATCGACCTTTGTTTCTACTTCAATAGTCACATTTCTTCAGGATGGGGATTACATAGCTGTTGAAGCCAATCAAAATTCTGGAGGTGCATTGAATGTTTTAAACAATGAAAGCCATCTCAGTATTACTTTTGTGGGCTAACAATATTAATTAAGCGGAAATTTACCAATGGAACAGATACACGAGCTTGCCAACGAAACCGATAAGCGTTTAAGCGTTCATGAGGCTATTTGCGCTCAACGGTACGAAGGCATCCAAAGACGTTTTGACGAAGGCTCCAAGCGCATGACCAAGATTGAGTACCTGTTGTACTTTGTGATTGCGGCTGTGTTGCTTGGCCCCGGCTTTGCCGCTGAGTTTGTCAAGAAGGTGTTTGGGTTATGAACTGGGCAGACGTTCTCAAGGCGGTAATACCGATTATTGTGGCATCACTTGCTTGGCTACTGGGGCAAGTAAACGACTTCTCTACACGGTTGACCCGTATTGAAGGCTCCATGCCTGCTTTGATTACAAAAGAGGGCGTCCCAACGGACAGTCCTATCTCTGCTGAACGAAGAGCCATGATGAAAGAAGGCTTGATGTCTCACATCAACGAACTGCAAGTCAAAGTTAGGCTTCTTGAAGAGCGTGAAAAACTGGGGAAAAAATAATGCTTGATATTTTATCTGGGGGCTTGTTAGGCTCCATCTTTGGCGGTTTGTTCCGCATGGCCCCCGAGGTACTAAAGTTCTTTGACAAGAAGAACGAACGCCAACACGAACTGAGTATGTTCTCTCGCCAATGCGAACTAGAAACCCTGCGGGGTCAGCAAAAGCTGGCTGAGATAGGTGCTAACCGCGAAGCCGCAATTGATGTGGGTGTCATGGATGCCTTCAACAACGCCATTGTGCAGCAGGCAGAGATGGTTAAAGCTGCAGGTGGGTGGGTAGCCAGTTTATCGGCTTCTGTGCGCCCGTTGGTAACGTATTGGGTGCTGTTTGTCTGGTCGTTCATCCATGTGTGGTTCGCCTACAACGCATGGTTGGCTGGTGCACCAGCGGTGGAAGTGTTCAAGACCATGATGACCCCTGACTTCTCCGCTCTGCTGTCCGGGACAATTAACTACTGGTTCCTCGACAGAACTTTGAAACAGCGTGGGCTATGAACTTAGAGATTGCTGCCGCACTGTGCAAGCAGTTTGAGGGCTACAAGGCCAAGCCGTACCTATGCCCAGCGGGTGTCCCAACAATTGGGTACGGCTCGACCTACTACAGCGATGGACGCAAGGTAGCCCTTTCGGACGATCCCATGGACGAGCCAACAGCCAAGGCTTTGTTGATGGTGGAGTTAGAGCACACGTACCTTCCCGGCGTCCTGCGCAACTGCCCCGGTTTGATTACTGACGTTCGTAAGTGCAATGCAGTCGTGGATTTCTGTTACAACCTTGGCATTGGACGATTGCAGACCTCCACACTGAAGCGCAAGATAAACGCGCAGGACTGGGAAGGGGCCAAGGAGCAATTGATGCTTTGGAATAAGGGTGGTGGCAAGGTTTTGGCAGGCTTGACAAAACGCAGAACTGCTGAGTGCGCCTTGTTTTAATTGGGAAGGCAGACTAAAATGAATAAACCAATTTAGAGAAGATAAAATGGCAACAACTCCATCATGGGTGATGACATACGACTCATTGACGAGTACGGCACTCCAGTATCTGGAACGCTCTGATGCGGCAGTTGTTAACGCAATCCCAACATTCATTACCTTGTGCGAGTTTGAAATTGCACAAAACATCAAGACTTTGGGTCAGATGGAGGTTGTTGACTCAACCATGCTCATTGGCAATCCAGTGATTCCAAAGCCTGCCAGATGGCGCAAAACCACTTCTATGACGTTGTCTGTCAGTGGTCAAAAGCAACCCATGCTGGTTCGCAAGTTAGAGTACTTGAACACCTATGCTCAGGACGTCACAGCGACTGGCGTACCCTTGTACTACGCTGACTACGACTATTGGTTGGTAGCTCCAACACCTAATCTGGCATATGCTTTTGAGGCGTTGTGCTACACCCGACTTGAACCTCTTTCATCGTCAAACCAGACTAATTGGTTGACAATAAATGCGCCAAATGCCATGTTGTTTGGGACGCTGAAGCAAACAGCGCCATTCCTTAAAAATGATGCGCGACTGGCGTTATGGAAGTCGATGTTTGACGAATCTCTTCTTGCCCTTAAAACTGAAGATACTCTGCGTGTTGCAGATCGTTCAGCAATTGCCGTGGATAACTGATCATGCCAACATATACCAACCCATTTACAGGTCAGACAATCTCCCCGTCTTCTGTTAGCTATGAGTCACTTTCACTGACGGCAAATACTGAGTTGCAGTGGCCTATCAACGGCAACGACAATACCCCTGCAAGTAGCATCATCGATGTGACCGCGACGGCCAATTGGTTGCTTGAGCTTCCCCCTGCGACTCAGGTATCGACTGGTCAATCCATCCTCATCCGCAACGTTGGAGCCAATACCTTTACGGTCGCTGACAATTCTGGCAATACCATTATTTCGATTACCTCAGGAATTGCGCAGTTTATCTTCCTGACGAATAACACCACTGTCAACGGCACATGGGCATCAGTGGTGTTTGGTGCTGGAACGTCTTCTGCTAATGCAAGTGCGTTGGCTGGTTATGGCTTGTTAGCAACTGGCTTGACTTTAAACCAAGCTTATAACGCCACAAATTACTATTCCAACTCTGTATTAACCAGTGCAAACCGCGCTCAGTTTGAGGTGTGGGCTGGTGGTGTGGGTACGTTTACGCTACCCTCGGCAAGTACTGTAGGGAACAATTGGTTCACCATCATCCGTAACGGGGGAACTGGCGTCTTGACGTTAACCCCAGTGGGATCAGATACGATTGACGGCAATGCCAACATGCAGTTGCAGTTGACCGAGTCTGTTGTTGTTGTATCAAACGGCGCAACAGGGTTCAACACCTACGCCTATGGACGATCAAATACGTTTGCGTTTACCCAACTTGCTCAGGTAGTAACTGGTGGGACATTGACCTTGACATCTGCGCAGGGTGCAAACATCATTCAAGAGTACTCGGGTGTACTGACGTCAAATCAGATTGTTGTTTTGCCATCAACGGTGCAACTGTACTCACTGCAGAACGGTACGACAGGTGCATACACGCTTTTATTCAAAACAGTGGCTGTCGGCGCGTCTACGGTAACAGTTGGGCAGGGTCAAACAGCGTTTGTGGTGTGTGATGGCACGAACGTGTACAGCACAACAAGTAACACATCAAGCTCGTTCACGTCTGCAACGCTTGCGCCGGGATCTGTGTCGGCACCATCATTGAACTTCCTTGGAAATACGAATACGGGTTTGTACTTACCCGCATCAAATCAGATTGGTTTTGCTGTAAACGGGGCTAATGGTATGACACTGTCATCCACTGGATTAGTTGTAACCAACGGCATCTCTGGCGGTACGTTCTGATGGCGGCGAAGGTAATTCAGCTTCAGGTTAAGCCGGGCATCCAACGGGATGGCACCCAGTTTGCAGCGCCTACTTATGTAG